CGTGACAAACTTAACAGGCAAAGTTCCTATGACAGCACAACAGGCTAGATTAGCGGCTTTATTGGCAGCTCAACAACCACCTCGGATTGAGTTAAACAATATGCTACCCAACAGACCATAAGGAAAATCCATGTCGTACAACGGAAGTGGAACATTTAACATCAATACTACTGGTCAACCAGTAGTAGCAGGCACAGTCATCACAGCATCAGCGTTTAATGCGTTGACTGCTGACCTAGCCACAGGACTGACAACCGCCATCACCAAAGACGGACAAACTACTACAACGGCTCGGATTATTTTTGCCCAAGGCACTAGGGATTCCACTTTGACAGCCTCTAGCGCGGTGGCAACAGATGCGTCTAAAAATCTTGTAAGCGTTACTAATACGGGTACTGGTAACAATGTATTGGCTACATCTCCAACCATTACAACTCCAGTTATCAGTTCACTTTCATCTGCATCTGCTACTGCTTTGACATTGCAATCTGCTGGCACTACGGCAGTAACTATTGATACTTCACAGAATGTGGGGATTGGTACTACTACTTCAAACATTAGTGGACAAACCAGTTCTGTTCGCGTTTTAACCCTTCAAGGCCCAACCACATGGAGTGGAGTAGAAGTTGGCACAAGTGCTAGTGACAGCGCAGATGTCTTATTAGGGTTTTATGGGTTCACATTTCCATCAAACTCTACAAACTATAAATTACCTGCTTACATTGGTGCGTTTAGTGAAGGCGCAACCGCCAACCAACGAGGCGCAAATATGCGCTTTTTTACTCAAGCAAACGCAACAGCAGGGGCAACAGAGCGTATGCGTATCAACTCCTCTGGTAATGTGGGGATTGGTACTACAAGCCCTGCGGCTACGTTAGACGTTACTAACGGGGCTTCTCCTGCTTCTCGACTGCGTGTAGGTGTTGGAGCAGGTGCAGCAAATACTCTGTATAGCACTTTAGCTGCTGGAGATTATGTTAGTTTTGAAACCAACAGCGCAGAACGAGCCCGTATCGACTCTAGCGGTAACTTGCTGGTGGGGACTACAAGTTCTGCTTATAGCAGTACTACCTACACCACAATAGCAAAAAGTGGTGCTTCTATACAGCTTGCTTTGCAAAGAACTGGTGGAGGTGCTGGCTATTCTGGATTAGGTGCAGACGATACATTTCTTTTTAATGTATACGATAGTGGAACAGTAAAACGATTTACTGTTACTAATGGCGGTTCTTGCCAAAACTATACAGGTTCTTATGCGGCTTTTTCTGATTTAAAACTAAAAGAAAATATTGAACCAGCAAGAGGATATTTAGCAGACTTACAAAGAGTCAATGTTGTTAAGTATTCTCTCAAAGCAGATAAGCAACCAAAAGCAAATATGCTTGGTGTTATTGCTCAAGAGTTGGAACAAATTTTTCCAAGCATGGTTGAAGAAAATGCGGATTTTGATAGTGCTGGTGAAAAGTTGGAAACAACAACTAAAACAGTCAAATACAGTATTTTTGTGCCTATGCTTGTAAAAGCAATCCAAGAACTAAAAGCAATAAACGACACACAAGCCGAAACATTGACTCAGCAAACTGAGGCAATCAACGCGCTAACCGCCCGTGTGGTGGCTTTGGAAGCTAAAGCATGACAAACCAAGAAGAAACAGTAGGGGCTATTGCTGCCAAGGTAGCACCGCCAGTAGGCGTGTCATTGGCAACCGTCTATGGCTATCAAGTAAGCGAGCTGGTGCTATGGGCTACGCTTGTTTACACCATCTTGATGATTGGTTTAAAGATATACCAAATCTACAAAGAGGTGAAAGATTGAACCTACTCTCATCTTCGCTGGATGCAAGCTTGCCTATGAAGGAATCAAGACGGCAGTTCAAGCATATCAAGACATCAAGAAGACTGGTGGTGAGGTTGCAGGTATCGCTGGTGAGGTCGGTGGGTTACTTTCGAAATTCTTTCACGGTCAAGACCAGCTAGAAGAAGACTACAAAAAGAAGACAGAAGAGACTAAGGAGTTAGCGAAGCAAGGCAAGGTTAAGAATGTAACCATGCAAGCGATTGACAATGTAATGCACGTCAGGCAGATCAGACAGTATTACAAAGACCTTGAGCACATGGTGCGTTACGAGCTGGGAATGCCAGACTTGTGGGTGGAGATTCAGGCAGAGAGAGACAAGCTGATAGAGGAAGCAAGAGTAATTACTCAACTGCAACAGCAAGCCGAGAGGCAAGCCGATCTGAAAAGGCAGTTAAGGATTGACAGATTCAAGCAAAGACTCAACATATATGTTGCATTGCTGGCTGCCAAGTTCTCTATCATTTTGGTTTTATTTGGTTTAACTTGGCTTGTCACTTGGGACAGGGAGTGGCGATGGGGATACTAAGGTGGGCTATTGCTGGTGTAACTCTACTCTTGGTGGCTGCCATCATTGTGATTGCGTCTTGGTTTGTGCGCGAGCACGATAAGAGGGCTAATTACTACAAGAAAGAACTTCAGATTTGTTGGAGAAATAAATGATACCTATTGGCGCACTTTTAGACATTGGTGGAAAGATACTAGACAAGGTATTTCCTGATCCAGCTCAAGCTGAACAAGCCAAACTAAAGCTCCTTGAGATGCAGCAAAACGGTGAGCTGGCAAAACTCAATGCAGATGTTGCTGAGTCACATGAGTTGACAGAGCGACTTAAGGCAGACATGGGTTCTGATTCTTGGCTGTCCAAGAACATCCGTCCCATGACCTTGGTGTTTATTTTGATTACCTACACAACCTTTGCCATGATGAGCGCATGGGATATTGAGGTCAATAACAACTATGTAGAACTATTAGGTCAATGGGGAATGTTGATTATGTCGTTTTACTTTGGGGGTAGAACGCTAGAGAAAATCATGGACATGAAATCTAAAAAGTAATTGGAAAGAATATGCTATTAACACCACATTTTTCTTTTGAAGAGTTAACAGTAACTGATCACAGAGAGTTTGACAATATCCCCAACAGTTCCGAGATCAACAACCTTAAACGTTTAGCAGAAATGCTAGAAGAGGTTAAGACATTGCTTGGTGGCAAACCTATTATGGTTAACAGTGCCTTTAGGTCTGCTCAAGTAAATGCATCAGTGGGCAGTAAGGATACAAGCCAACACCGTGTGGGATGCGCTGCTGATATACGGGTGCCAGGTCTTACGCCTGACCAAGTAGTGCAAGCCATTAAAAACTCACCAATACAGTTTGACCAACTTATAAGAGAGTTTGATTCTTGGACACATCTGTCTGTGCCAAACAACCCATCTGGCTCGCCACGCAAACAAGTATTAGTGATTGATAAACAAGGCACACGGGCTTATTCATAAATCGTTCATATTGGCAACGTCTAATACGCAACATGAAAATACAGCGTGTAGACGTTCGCCATGATTCTGTAAATACGAGATTGTCGGTACTTCAAAAGAAGTGCCTACCTTATGATAAAGCCTATGACGTATCTAATGGATATTGGTGGATTGCTACTAAGGATGGCGTGGATTGTGGTTTCGCAGGTCTTGTTTATTCTTCTCGCTGGTCTGATTGCGGTTATCTTGTACGCTGTGGTGTGTTACCTAGTCATCGTGGATTCGGCTTACAGAAGAAGTTTATTCGGGTCAGGATTAGACAGGCGAAAGCACTTGGATTGAACTGGTTAATCACTAGCACCTATGACAATCCCGCTTCAGCAAATTCTCTCATCTCGTGTGGTTTCAAAATGTTTAATCCAACTAATCCTTGGATGGCAAAAAATACGAGTTATTGGCGACTAAAACTGGAGTAGTGATGACAACCCCCAATGTTTCTGATGCTGAGTTTATGGAGTTGTGGAAAACACATAAATCTGCCGCCGCTATACATAAACTTATAGGGGGTAATATAAGAACTCTTCAGAGGCGTAGAGCCAATTTAGAGACTAAATATGGTCTGTTATTAGAAGCCAAGAATCCGCATGGTAGACCAGAAAGACCCAAAAGTGCATATGAGCGCAAGCAATTAGGTGTTTTAAATGCTGTTGGACTGGTATTCAGTGATGCTCATTTCTGGCCTGGCATCCGCACCACAGCCTTTAAAGGTCTTTTATGGGCGATAAAAGAGTTTAAACCTTCATTTATCGTGTGTAATGGGGACAGTCTAGATGGGGCAAGCATTAGTCGGCATCCTCCAAGTGGAATATCTGGCAAAGAACCAACCCTTATAGAAGAATTAAAAGCCTGCCAAGAAAGGCTTGGAGAAATTGAGGAAGCAGCCAAAGAAGCCCGCCACAACGTCAGACTGATATACACATGGGGCAACCATGATGCGCGGTTTAATGCCCGTTTAGCAGCCAATGCGCCAGAGTTTGCCCAAACATATGGGTTTAAGTTGGAAGACCATTTTCCTAACTGGGAATTTTGCATGACTGTTTGGCCTACTCCCGATGTGGTTATTAAGCACCGATACAAGGGTGGAGTCCATGCCGCCCACAATAACACCGCAACATCAGGAAAAAGTACTATTACTGGGCATTTACATAGCCTAAAAGTAACACCTTATGCTGACTATAATGGCAACCGATTTGGTGTGGATACAGGTACACTAGCAGAGCCTTATGGCCCACAATTCAGTTATAACGAGGATAATCCATTGAATCATCGGTCAGGTTTCGCAATTCTGACATTTAAGGATGGGAAACTGTTATGGCCTGAACTGGTTCACAAGTGGGATGAGGATGAGGTTGAGTTTAGAGGGCAGATCATTAATGTTTCTTAAAAGGATTTTTATGTATAAAGTAGAGATTAACTTGGGTTGGGAAGAACTTATTGTCATTGAAACAGACGACTTCAACAAAGTCACTATGTTGCAAGCATTTATTGCTGAACAAGAAGAGTGCGGATGGGCTGAAGAAGTTGAAGAAGACATCGAATTGATGTCATTCACCGACTCTGATGGCGTGACTTGGTACTATGACGAAGACGAAGACGAGTGGCTTGAGTTAGAAGAAGACG